TGGGTCGTCCCGTCGCGCAGGTAATATGGCGATATCATTTTCGCAATAAGGTTGCAGCCAGTCGCCCGTACAATGAGGCGGGCCAGCGTGGTGGAACACCTGACCCGTGACCAACCTGAGGACACAGGCTGATGGAGCTACGGTACACGTTTGACGCGGAGCGTTTCTACCTAGGCACGCTTTGCAAGCACGGGCATCGGTGGCCTGGCACTAACCAAAGTTTGCGCAGAAACTACAAAAGCCCTAAGGGAATAATTGTTAATCACTGCGTTGCCTGCACTGGCCGCAAAGATTCTGATTGGCTAATCAGTTTCATTGATGCCCAGTCCATGGGACTGCCAGAGGGCGTTAAGCCTGGCAAGCCGTGCAAAGGTCGTCATCTGTGGAACGGTTTAGAGATGACACTAAGAAACCGCCATGGCAAGTGTGAGCAATGCGAAAAGAAAAGACAGTCCGCTCCTAAGACGTTAGAAAGAAAAAAGAATTGGTATCAAGCCAACATCGAGGAAGAACGCCGCAAGTCTTGCGAACGACTAGCGACACGATTGCAGGATCCCGAACAGCGCCGAATACACAACGAGCGCACCAAGGCCTGCAACGCCCGCCGCCGCGCCACCCACGGCCGAGAATCCCGCTCCAAAAACGGCCTGCCCTACAAGTTCATTGAGCAGCACGGTCTAGCCCGCAAACACGCCAGCCTGATCGCCGAGATGCACGCTGCCGGGCTGGAGCCTGATGCCATCAGGGAATCCCTGGCCCTGCGCGAAAGCCTGCTGAAGTCAACCGGCAGCGCCCCCAGCGTCGCCCGCCTGGTGCTGGATGAACAGCGCCGCTACTGGCAGGAAAACCCGGAGGCGAAAAGAGAGCACGATCGATGGTGGGACCGTGTGAGCTGGTGGCTGAAGTATCAGACCAGCCCAGAGCTGCGTCTCTACACCCGCCAAAAATCCAAGCGCCGCAAAGCCCAGATGCGTGACAGCGTGGCCATCCAGTTGTCAGGCAAGGAAGTCAGAGCCCGCTTTGCTCAGTTTGATCATCGCTGCGCTTACTGCGGCGCCGGCGGCGACCTGCACATTGAGCACGTCGTTGCGATCAGTCGCGGCGGCGGTCATGCGATCGGGAACATCGTCCCGGCGTGCGAGTCGTGCAACTACAGCAAGCGTGATCACCAGCCCGAAGCCTGGTACCGCCGCCAGCCGTTCTTCAGCGAGCTGCGCTGGCGGAAGATCTGCCGGGTTCTGGGGTGGCAGCGCTCCAGCGTCGGCCAGCTGGCCCTGCTGTGAAGGGCTGCACAACCGGAAGCGCAACCCCGCGCGTACGCTGGTTGCATGACGGTTGCAACCGACCAACTGCTGAGCGCTGGCAAGGGCTCCGAGCTGATCCGCGCCAAAACCGGCCGTAGCTGCACCAGGCAGAACCTGGAAAAGCTCTGCAAGCAAGGCAAGCTCCCGCGCTCCACTGCCAGCGCCGCCCCGGTGCGCGTGCGGGCCGCCCTGCTGGTGGATGAGTACCTGGCCAACATCGATCAGCGCCAGGCGGTGCGCGATAAGCCCGGCGTGCGCGATGACACCGCCCGCGCCAGCGCGCCACCGCAGCGCCCGCCTGATGAGCCCCTGGCTGATGATGAGCTGCCGTCCTACACCATCAGCCAGCAGCGCAAGGCGTTTGAGCAGGCCAACCTGTTGGAGCTGGAGCGCAAGCAGAAGGAAGGCCAGCTGCTGGAGCGCAAGGATGTGGAGCGGGCCTGGGCCAACACCATTGGCCGAGTGAAGTCCCGCATCCTGGCGACCGCCAGCGCAGCCAAGCAGCGCATCCCCCACCTGGACCCGGAAGAGGTGGAGATCCTTAAGGACATGCTCCGCGAGGCCCTCTTCGAGCTGGCGGCGGAGGGCGAGCGATGAGCAGCGCCACAGTGGTCGAACTGGAGGCCCAAATCCTGCGGTGGTTCAAGCCATCGCCCAAGCTGCAGCTCAGCGAGTACGCCGATCAGAACGCGGTGCTCACCGGCAGCACGGCGCAGAAACAGAACTGGCGCACCCTGCCGTATCAACGGGAGATCCTGGACTGCTTCACCGATCCCAAGGTGGAGATGGTGGCCTGCATGAAGTCCGCCCGCGTGGGCTGGACGAAGATGTACGGTGTGGTGATTCAGTACTACAGCCACCACGATCCATGCGAGATCATGGTCGTTCAGCCGGTCAAGGAAGACGCCGAGGGCTACAGCAAGGAAGAAATCAAACCGCTGTTTGACGACACGCCTGTGCTCCAGGGCCTGATGTCGGAGTCGAAGGCCAGGAACACGGCGACCAACACCATCCTGCTGAAGATCCTCACGAATGGCGGCCTGATCGACATCGTGAACGCGGCCAGCGGCCGATCGTTCCGCAGGAAGTCGCGCAAGGTGGTGCTGTTTGATGAGCCCGACGCCTACGAGCGGATCAGCGAGGGCGATCAGATCAAGCTGGGCCGGAACCGGGCGGACTACTACTGGGACCGGAAGATTGCCATTGGCGGCACGCCGATCTTCAAGGCGGAGGTGGGCGGCAAGACCGAGCAGTGGTTCCTGAAGGGTGATCAGCGGCGGTTCTATGTGCCCTGCCCGTTCTGCGGCGATCACCAGACGCTGCGGTGGGAGCAGATGCGAAAGGAGGGCGAAGATGCCGGCAAGTACGAATGCCAGAACTGTCACGAGCTGATCCCCCACAGCAAAAAGCGTTGGATGGTGGAGCGGGGTGAGTGGCGGGCTACGGCCGTCTCCCAAGTGCCGGGCCTGGTGAGCTTCCACATCTGGGCGGCCTACAGCTACTCACCGGCAGCCGACTGGGACGTGCTGGTGCGGGAGTACCAGGAGGCGCTGGAGATGATGCGCAAGGGCGACCCCGACCTGATGCAGACCTTCCACAACACCGTGCTGGGCCTGCCCTGGGAAGACACCCTCGCCGGCAAGCTGAACGTGGAGGGGCTGACCAAGCGCCGCGAGGATGCGGAGGCCGGCAACGGCTACCCGGCCGGCAACGTGCCCGGTGGCGTGCTGCTGCTCACCGCCGGCGTGGACGTGCAGGGCGGCGGCGGCGCCGTGGGCGAACGGCTGGTGCTGACCGTCTGGGGATGGGGCCGCGGCGAAGAGGGCTGGCACATTGCCCACTACGAGATCGACGGCGACCCACAGCAGACCGAGACCCTTGATCAGCTCGATGCGATCAGCGAGACCCGCTGGCGCCGGGAGGATGGCGTAGAGCTGCAGATCGCCCTTGGCGGGATTGACGATGGCGGCCTGGCGACCAAGGAAGTGCGCGACTGGTGCCGCACCCGAGCGGGCAAGTGGGCGCCCATGAAGGGTATTTCAGGCAAGGGTCGGCCGCTGATTGACAAGGGCAAGGCTGTGTTTGTTGACCGGAAGAATCAGGCCTCCACCCGGCGTGATGTTCTGCTGTATCCGGTGGGCTATGACACCAGCATTCAGCACCTGCAGGGCCGGCTGAGACAGGAAACACCTGGGCCTGGCTATCTGCACTTCGGCGAGGCCTCGACTGATCAGTTCCTAGCGGAGGTGTTCCCGTGGAAGAAGCTGCCCAAGCGCCAAGCTGGCCAGACGGTCTACGAATGGAAGTGCCCACCCGGCAGCCGCGACGAGGGCGGCGACTGCACGCGGATGGCCTATGCCGCGCTGCAGCTGGTGTCCAGGAGGTACGCCCGGGGGACGATGTGGGATCGCCTCGCGCAGCAGCTCACCGCCCCTGCCGCCCCTGCCGCCGTCGAGCGCCGCAAGGGAACTTGGCTGAGTCGGTAGCCTGAACCGGGGAGGTGTCCAATGGCATTCACGCAGCAGCAGTACGACGACCTAGTGGCTGCGATTGCCGAGGGCGTTACCACCGTCAGCAGCAACGGCCGGCAGGTTTCGTACCGGAACCTGACCGACATGATGAAACTCAAGGCGACCATGGAAGAGGAGCTCGGCATCGCCGGCGCCGGCCGCCGCCGGCACTACGCCAGCTTCAAGAGGGACTGATGGCCAAGCGACCCACCCGCGATCAGCTGGAGCTGGCGCTGAAGGATGCACAGAAACAGCTGGCCATCACCCACCTGCGGGCGTTTGAGTCGGCAAAGGAATCCAGGCGCACAGAGAACTGGTACACCCGCAACGGCGGACCCAATGCCGACATCCGCACCGCCTGGCGGCTGCTGACGCGGCGGCACCAGGATCTGGTGGATTCCAACCCTTGGGCCAATCGTGCGGTTCGGGTGATCGTCAACAACTGGGTGGGGGATGGCATCATCGGCAGCCCGCAGGGTGGCAGCCGCCGGTATGAGCAGGCCTGGAACGACTGGGCGGACACGATCGAGTGCGACTACGCCGGGAAATTGAACTGGTACGGCCTGCAGTCGTTGATCGCGAGAACGACCGCCGTGCGCGGCAGCTGCCTGATCCGCCGCCGGATGGATGAGCGTATGGCTGATCAGGGGCTGGTGGGCCTGCGGCTGCAGGTGATGGAGCCCGACATGCTGGATTTCAGCCGGGACGACGGCAGCCGGATCAAGTTCGGCCAGCAGTACGACCGCGACGGCCGGCTGGAGGGCTACTGGATCCGGCAGACCCACCCGGGCGAGACCGAATGGAACGGGGTGAAGATCCAGAGCGACTTCGTGCCTGCGTCGGAGATCATCCACACCTACGAAGTGAACCGCCCCGGGCAGGCCATCGGCGTGCCTTTTGGGTCAGCCGTGCTGCTCCACCTGCGGGATATTGACGACATCACCCAGGCGATGCTGCTGAAAACGAAGATCGCGGCCTGTTTCACGGCGTTTGTTTACAGCAACGAGCCCAGCGACCCGGCGACCACCACAGCGCTCACTGAAACACTGGAGCCTGGCGCGATCGAGATCCTGCCGGACGGGAAGCAGATCACCTTCGCCAACCCGCCGCAGTCGCCGGATTACGTGAGCCACCAGAAACACCACCTCCACGCGGTGGCGGCGGGCTACGGCATCACCTTCGAAGCCCTGACCGGCATCCTGTCGGACGTGAACTTCAGCAGCGCCCGCATGGGGTGGCTGGAGTTCCACCGCAACGTGGCGGCCTGGCGCTGGAATGTCACCATCCCCCAGGTGCTTGATCCTGTGCATCGGTGGTTCAACGAGGCCGCCCGACTGGCCCAGGTGCGCGGCCCGCGCCGGATGATCTGGACCCCGCCCCGCCGGGAGCTGGTGGACCCGGCCAAGGAGATCACCGCGCTGATCGAGGGTGTGAAGGCTGGATTCATGAGCCTGAGCGAAGTGCAGCGGAGCCTCGGATTCATCCCCGCCGAAGTGATGGCCGAGCTGGAGACCGACATGGCCGACGCCCGCGCCAAAGGCCTGGCGCTGAGCGTGGATGGCATGACGGCTGCAGCCGGTCGATCTGCAGCGCCTGCCGAGGGTGAGGAACCGGAAGCTCAGGAGTAGTCCATAGCCTGAGGGCATGGAGTACCAACACCCCCAGCCCGGTGACATGCGGCGTGCGGCTTTTCAGCCGGCGACGCTGAATCCTGATGCTCGCACTATCGAGCTGACCTGGACCACGGGCGCCCGGGGGCGGCGTGCTTCCTGGTTCGACGGCGATTGGTTTGAGGAGCTCGACATGAGCACCGATGCCGTGCGCCTCGACCGGCTGAACAACGGCGCCGCGCTGTTGAACAGCCATCAATCCGCCGACCTGTCCAACATCCTCGGGGTGGTGGAGCGGGCCTGGATTGAAAACGGAGAGGGCCGAGCCCGCGTGCGCTTTTCGGAGCGTGCGGAGGTAGAGCCGATCTTCCGTGATGTGGCGAGCGGCATCATCCGCAACGTCTCGGTTGGGTATCAGGTCCACAAGTGGTCTGATCCGATCCGCACCGCCGATGGCCAACCGCCGACCTACCGCGCACTGGACTGGGAGCCAATGGAGCTCAGCTTGGTGGGCGTGCCCTTCGACGCGAAAGCGCAAACCCGCAATCAATCATCCGCACCGGACACTTCCATGCCCGACAACCTGAACAGCCAGGCCGGAGGTGATCCGGCTGAGCAGCAGCCTGCAACCCAGGCCCGCGCTGCCGATCCTTCCCCTTCCCCCGCCCCCGTGGCCGCCGCAGACACCGAGCTGCAGCGCACCGCTTCCGAACTCCGCCGCGAAAACGAGATTTTGCGTCTCGGCCGCGATGCTGGCCTGACCGACGCCCAGACCGATGAGCTGGTGCGCTCCGGCCAGACCGTGACTGAGTGCAGCCGTGAGGCCGTGCGCCTGATGCGCCTGCGCCTTGAGGGCGGCGACACCCGCGCCGCTGACGGCCCCGCCCCTCTGGGTCATCCCGCCCAGATCGCCGTCACCCGTGACAGCGGCGACACCCTGATGCGCGGCATCAGCCTGGGCCTGGAAGCCCGCATCCGTCCCGGCACCCTCAAGGGTGACGACGCCGACCTGGGCCGCGAGTTCCGCTCCTACACCCTGCTGGAACTGACCCGCCAGTATCTGGAATCCCGCGGCACCAACACCCGGGGCATGAGCAAGACCGAACTGGTCAGTCGTGGTTTCCACAGCACCAGCGACTTCCCGCTGCTGTTCTCCAACCTGGCCGGCAAGACTCTCGACGCTGCCTATCAGGAGGAGCCCCACACCTGGCGACCGATCGCCCGTCAACGCAACCTGCCTGACTTCAAAAACGCCAACGATTTGATCGTGGCTGGCGCACTCACCCCTGAGGCGCTTCTGGAAGGTGGCGAGTACAAAGCCGGCACCCTGGTCGAGGCCCAGCACACTTGGAAGCTGGCCACCTACGCCCGCAAGGTGACCGTTACCCGCCAGGCCATCATCAACGATGATCTGAGCGCTCTGGAGCGTGTTCCTGAGATGCTCGGCCGCGGATTCCGCCGCCTTGAGAGCAACATCATCTGGGGCCTGATCACCGGCAACGCCGTGACCAGCGTGGACAGCGTGGCGCTGTTCAATGCAGCCCACAACAACATGGGCGGCTCCACCGGCCTGGCGATTACCACCAGCGGGTTCAACACCGCTAAGAAGGCCATGCGCAAGCAGACCGACCTGGCCGGCAACACCATCAACCTCACGCCTTCCTATCTGATGGTGCCCACGGATCTGGAGAGCACCGCTCTGCAGTTCCTGTTCCCGTCCGGTTTCGCACCTTCCGCCCGCACCGGCGACAACGGCCCTGTGGTGAATGCCCAGACCGCCAACATGGAGCTGATCGTTGAGCCTCGCCTCGACGGTGCTGCTGATGTGTGGTATCTGGCCGTGAGCCCCGGCGCTGTGGAGGGCATCGTGTTCGGCTACCTGGCCGGCGAAGAAGGTCCCACGGTGACAACCACCGAAAAGCGCGACCCCGATGGTGTGGAACTGCTGGCCCGATTTGACTTCGGCGCTGCGGTGAAGGACTTCCGCGGGTTCTACCGCTCCAAGAACGTCTGATCCCAACCCTGACCCCTTCGCATTGATCCCATGAAGAACTACGTCCAAGACGGCAAGTACATCGAGTTCACCGCCGGCGCCACCATCACCAGCGGCCAGCTGGTGCAGGTGGGTGATCTCCACGGCGTGGCCGTGACCGACGTGGCCAATGGCGCCACCGGCGTCCTGGCCCTGGAGGGTGTGTTCACCCTGCCCAAGCTCACCGCCGCGTCTGGCGATGCCACCACCGCCGGCGGCCCGGTGTATTTCAGCTCCGGCAGCGTGTCCGGTACTGACAGCTCCGGCACCCGCAAGAAGGTGGGATATGCGCTGGCTGTCGCTGCTCAGGCGGCGACGACAGTGCGGGTGCTGCTCCAGAACTGACCAACCCTGGCCCCGCTCAGGCGGGGCCTCTGACTTTCTGACATGGCCAACCCCTGGGACAGGTTGCATCTGCGGTTGTGGGAGGCCACATCCAGGCGGCTGGGCCGAGTGGTGGTTCAGTTCGGCGCGGTAAGCACCTTCGGCATGTTCGACCGCAAGTCGGAGATCGTGCTGGATGAGCAGGTGCTGAGCCTGGAGAACGCCCTGACCATCGAAACCTCCGAGCTGGGCAGCCTGGCCTACGGCGACCAGGTGACCGTGGACGGCGGGCTGTACAAGGTGCGGCACGAGCCGATGCGGATGGCTGACGGGCTGCTGTCGATCGTGCTGCTGGAGCAGATTGAGGCCGTCTTTACGGTGTATGTCGAAGGCGTCTTTGAGGCCGGGGTGTTCGTATGACACTGAACCTAATCCGGCGACTGGTCAAGGGCGCGCCGCTCACAGCGGCGGAGCATGATGGCAACCTGGACAAGCTGGAGGATGGGATTGAGGCGCGTGAGGCGCTGGGTGCGGTCGCCGCCCACGTAGCAGCAGCAGACCCCCACTCTCAATACTTGACCCAAGCGGAGGGCGACGGCCGATACCGGCAATCGGCCACGGCGCTGAGCGATTCGGACATCCCTGCAGGGATCGCCAGAGACTCGGAGGTGGCAGCGGCAATCGGAGCGCATGCGGCAGCAGCAGATCCGCATCCCGGCTACCTGACCGCCGCCGAGGGTGACGCGGCCTATGTGGGGCTGAGCGATGCCCGGCTGAGCGACGCCCGCGAATGGACCGCCACCACCATCTCTCAAGCTGAAGCAGAAGCCGGCACCGCGACCACCCGGCGGGCGTGGACTGCGCAGCGGGTGCGGCAGGCCATCGCCGCCTGGTGGACCGGCGTTAGCACCGCAGCAGGCCGCGCCATGGTGGAGGCGCTCGACGCGGCCGCACAGCGCACGCTGCTGGGCCTGGGCACGGCTGACAGCCCATCATTTACCGGCCTGACGATCACCGGCACCGCGCCGGTCGCCATCCAACACATCCACGGCAGCATCGCCGGGAACTTCTACGTTCACGTCCGCAACACCAGCGGAGGGGCTTTGGCGGCCGGCACGGCTGTCTACGCGACCGGCAGCGTGGGCGGCACCGACCGGATCACGGTGGCGGCCTGCGACCCGACCGATCCGCTCAAAATGCCGGCGATCGGCGTGCTGGAGACCACCCTTGCCAACAACGGCGATGGCGACGCCGTGGTACTGGGCGAGCTGAGGCCCTTCAATACCAACAGCTATCAACTGGGCGATCAGCTCTATGTCGGCGCTGGTGGCGCCATGGTGGCGACGATCCCGGCATCTGGCGAGGTGCAACAGGTCGGCAGCGTAGTGAGGGTGAACGTCAACACCGGGACCATCCTGGTGAACACTGGCGCGGCGATGGCCCGGGTCGGATTCACCGGGGCCTATGCGGATTTGAGCGGGGCGCCGTCGATCCCGTCCCCCGCTGACGCCGCCCCGCAGCCGCTA